TTTTCCTCCAAAGCTTCAATTCTTGTAATTAAGCGTTCATAGTCAACCTCTGTCAGCAATACATTTTTTTGTTCAACAACTGCACAAAGCTCAGACCAAGTAATAACCTTAACCTTGCCTTGATTTTCGTAGTCTTTTATATAGTCTAACATTAGCCTGTAGTTAGCAATAGTATTGTCGCCGTTACCTGCATTACTATCTTGCTCATACAGCTTGTGGGTCATAATTGACAACACACCCTTATTTGCTACAACATCATCAATAAGACTTTTCACTGTATCAGTGCCGTTGATTTTGTAGAATTGATATGTACCGATTGACAAGTCTGTAATGTCCTTGTTTTTTGTAACAAAGTCAATGCTTTCACCATTCAGCACATTACATCTGCAAAACTTAAACCCTGCATTTTTGCAAGCTGTTGCAAGGGCAGTGCCGTTTGTGTTGTTTCTGCAAGCATAGACAATAGGACGATACAAGCCAAAATCATTCATCATTTTGACATACTCATTAAGGTTATTTGTAAAGGTATCAACATAGTCCATATTTGACACATTCGGTAAGACTTCATCATTGTAAACACTTACATTAGGCATACCATAACAAGCATAGTCCCAATCATAGTTATTAACTGTATCATAACAGATTTGGGCGGCGGAGCCGGTCTTATCTGATAAATAGCTTGGGGTTATTGACAAAGTACCTTTGTAGCCATACTCTGCTAAAAGATTTTGTCTTGTTCGTGAGGTGCGTCCGTTTTCGTCCTTGTAGTCAGAGTTGTAAATGGTTTCGTCAAAATCTAAAAGGATATATGCACCGTCAAAGTCCTTTGTCTTTTCATCAATAGCAGTTTCAGTAACATTTTCAATTCCCTTTTTCAGTATTTCGTTACTTTCAAGCAAATCAAGACTAACCTTGAAAAAATAATTTGCTGTTGCAAAGTCTGCGTCTATTGTATTGCTTGACCTTCGTATAGCAATATGATACTTGTAACCGTCTTCTAACAATTGAGAATATGTTGTATTTCCAGTTAGAATATATGAATCGTATGTATCGTCACTTTTATACTTTAATATATAAAGCGACATTCCTGTGCCTGTGTTCTTTTTACAAGTCAGTGTTGTTTTACCGTCGCCTGTTATTGCGTTTTCACTGCATACCCAAGTGTCATTAGCTTTACCAAGTACGCCTGATGTTGTGTCGTACCAGTAGCCTTCTTTCCACTGTATATTTAAATCTGCTTCACCTGTGATGATTTTTTCAACATCCTCTGTGTTTGCTTTTGTGGCAAGTGAGATGTCAACCTCTGTTTTGTCAGCTTTGCCCTCAAGTTGAGTTGCGGTTGCACTAATAAATTGTGCAAAGTCCTCATTGTCGGTTTTGGTAGCAAGAGAGGTTTCAACATCCTTGGTTAGGGCATAAAGTGACAAGTCATCAGCAACCTTTACCCAGTCGCCCCAACCGCCACCATTTGTTATATTTTTATTAAGACCATATCGCCTTTGATAAATTGTTTCGCCCAGTAAATCAATATGCAATTGCATTATATAAGCAACATCAGCAGAATTATAATTCTGTACAATCATAAGCCCACTACCACCGTGAGGGGGTTCTGAATTTGCACTTGTGGGATAAACAATGGAGTATATTCCTATGTTTGTTATGGTATCAAAATCAACGCTCTTGCCCCACAAAGTCTTATAATCCATTTTGTACGGCAAGTTTTTAGCACACTCTTCCGCTGTAGCTTCCACATTAACTATGCCTTCTTCAATTTTGTTCAGTCGCTCTGCATTAATTGGGGTTGCAGTGCTTGGACTATCTTCCCAAGTTGTTCTTTCGTATGCCATAAAATCATCCTTTCGTTTCTATTTCGTCTGTCAAGGCTTGTATTCCTGTTAAGGTTCGTGACATTATATAGGTTGTATATTTTTCCTTTAAAATAATTAACTCGCCGTTTTCGTCAAGCTCATATTCTCCGTTTTCGTCGGTTTCATAGATATAATCACCATTAACATCCGTGCAGTTTTTAAATATTTCTATCTTGTCCCCTACATTTGCCCAAGGTCTGCCGTCCACTGTTGCGGTTATCGGATAATAAGAATGTGTGTCTGTGTCCCAACCTGTTATTCTTTTACCCATATTACTGTTAAACCAGTAACCCATAGTGTAAGTAACATTATATTCCTCTTGTGCTAAAATGTTATCGGATATATCATAGTCAGTTTGGGATATGTCAGTATCACCCATAAATTCAGGCTTAAAATTTACAACCTTGTTATTAGAAGTTTTATCAACACTACAGTTACCGTAAATTATTCCATTATAATAATGGTTAACATCCTCCACAACAGAAAAATCCTCATAGAAGTTATAAGCTTCTGTATTAGTAGAGGTAAAAGGGTCAATAAAAGTAAGCACCCCTCCTGTAAGACTACTTGGCGTAATAAACCCAAACACACCCAACATTTCGCAAATATCCTTGAGAATTTCACCAAATGTAATTTTGTCATTACTATTTAGCCAACTTGGATTAAGAATTTCCGTTTCACCAACAGTAATACCATTTGTCAATTTTTCATTTAAATAGTTTTCACTAAGGGAGCTAATCGGAATATTAATCATTTTGTTGTTATTTTTGCTACGAACAGCAGAAAGAATATTTTTCAGTGTCCTTACTCCGCCCTTGTTAGATAACGCATTAAATAAAAAAGCCGTTGCGTCCCTGCTGTGAAGCTTAGCAAGGACATCATAGGCAGTTAAAGTGAAAGAATTGTTGTCATTCTTATCTTTTTCGACACTGTCAATATAGCCGTTAAAAATATAAAACTCGTTGTCCTTTACAATCTCGTCAGGATACGCATTGTTTGGGTAAAGAGCGCTTTCGGGATATACATACTGTCCTGTCGGTGCTGTTTGTATCAATTTTACATTTATCCATTTGTCTTTAAGGTTTTTCACATCAAAGGTTCTGTCCTCTGTATTAAAAATATCAATGGTAAACTCAGACGCAATGCAACCGCCAAATTTCAAGCTATCCTCGTCACAAATAGACTGCTTCAACTTCATACTTTCGGAAGCTATATTATCTTCTGTTATACTTTCTGTACCGTCTGCAAAGCTAATAATCAGAGTATTGTACATAAGTTCGTCAATTAGCTTTTGCTTTTGTAAATCACTTAACATACTCCGCCACCTTAATATTCAATCATTGTAATGGTTATTGCACTGTACTTAATATTGTTTTTAGTGATTGTTTTAACAGTGTAAGTTGTATCAGGTATGTACGCTGTCATAGTACGGTACTTTAACAGTTCGTCGTCCCAATATGTAACCTTTAGTTTTCTTTGGCTTGAATTAATATAACAATAATTAAATAGCTTTTGAATTTCTTCAAGCTGTGACAAATCAAGTTTAACCGTGTTGAAAGTAATCTTGGTTTTATAGTTGGGTGAAGTAACTCTATGCAATGTGTTATTGCTGTCACGATAAGCCTTTACCTCTGTTCTTTGCAAAGGGGTAGAAGCATATGTTTCCTTAGCTATAAGTTCGTGTGGGAAGTACTTTTTAGGCTTTGGAAAATAAATTAAATAACCTTTAAAATTACTCATACAACCCCCTTATGTTACATAGGCAGAAGTGCCGTGACTTTTAATATATTTTTTATTTTCGCTAACTGTGGCGTCAAACAATGTTTTACTATCCAAAACAATAGTTAATTTAATTTCACTGTTGCCGTTACTAAAGCCACCCTCTGCAAAGGCTTCTTTAACTGCTTGTTTAATGGTTGATAAAGGAGAAACAACTTCGGGTTCTTGCTTGTTATCACCCAATATTGCCATAAATTCACCGTAGGACGCAGGTACAACCGTACCTGTGGCAAGACGGGGTAAGGAAATAGGTATATCTACTTTTAAATTTTCATTTAGACTTGTTTCTGCTTGCTGATACCATTCATCACCCAATATAAATTGTCCTATATAATTCACCATTTCAAGGATAAGTCTAAAAGCACTTAACACCAAATTAGGAATACCATTAACAATAATTTTTAGCATTGCTTCAATTACAGTAATAAATAAATTACCTATAGATTTTGCTAAGTCCGTTACTGCATTATTTAATTCTTCATTATTTTTTGAATCACTAAATCCTGTAGCCATACCTTGACAAAAATCTTCTACTAAATCACCTGCTAATTGTATAAGCCAAGAACCAATATTAACTATTCCTGAAAGAGCCTTAATAAATAAAGTTTCCCAATCTATATTTCCTAACATTTTTGAAAAACCATTTGCTAATTTATCTGCTGATTTTTGTTCACCAAATACACCATTTATCAAATCTAGCAGAGCATTAACTATGTCGCTAGCGGTCTTAGCAAGTTTATTTTGCCAAGCGTCATCACTGGTATCTATTGTTAAAGACTTTGCCAAATTCTGCCCAAACTCTTTCCAATTACAACTTTGTGCTATTGTGTCAAGAGAAGTAAGGACACCAAAAATAACATCACATAATGTTTGACCTAGTGAACTTAAAATTACATTACCAGCACCCTTACCACTAAAGAAGTCAGTAAAGGAAGTTGCGATATTTTCACCCAATGTTTCCCAATCTATTTCAAGTACAAAGCCGTCAATAAAATCAAATGCACCTGTTATAAGAGTTGTAAACAGTGTTGAAATATTTTCCCAATCAATCTGATTAAGCGTGTCTATCAACGCTTTTGCTGTGTTACTGCCTAACTCCGAAAAATCGGGGTTACCAATCAGGGTTATAGCAGAAATAAACAAACCGTTAATAGTAGTAGTCAATGCTTGTATGACTGTATTCATATCCACATTTTCAAACAGGCTTTTAAGTGTATCTCTTAGTGCTGTTCCAAGTCCTGCCCAATTAAACTTTTTAGCCAAACCAAGTACAAAAGAAAAAACTGAATATATTACCTTGCCTAAGGTAGCACCTAGTTTTTTAAAATCTATTGACTTAAGTATGCCGTTAAGAGCAGTTGCTATTTGTGTACCAAACTTTTTCCAATTAAAAACAGTTAAAAAAGTATAAGCAAAATCAACAGCTGTCATTAACCCGTTACCAATAGTACTGCCCATAAGTGTCCAATTCAGCTTTTCAACAGCACCATTCAAAAAGTTGGCTATATTTTTTGCCCAAGAAGTTACTGTTTTCCTAATGTTAGTCCACTTAATTTTAGCCAGTGCATTATTAATTTTTGTAGCAACAATCTTGCCTAAGTCTTTATAGTCACCCTTCTTAAATGCTTCTTTCAGCTTATTAGCAAAATCACTTATTCCGCTTAGTATATTGGCTGTAGTAAAATTATTTGAGGACGCTGTTGTTTCATCCTGCATAACATTAAGTTCGTCATAGTTTGCAAGGTTTTTTTGGTTGTCCGTTGTAGCTTTCGTATTGGCTTTTGTTGAATTTGTGGTATTGTCTATACTGTCGGCATAATCTTGTTGAACTTTAATAGCTTTTGTGTAGGTTGATTGCCCTGTAAGAGCAGACATAAACTCCCCTACCTTAGTTATCGCACTGCTTAAGCTATCCATAAACTTTGTAAGTATAGGTGTAACAACATTAAGTATTGGTGCAAAAGCAGAAGCCAAGGAATTTTTTAAATAAGTTAAAGAAGTAAGAAGAGTAGACAACTGTTTATTAACCGTTGGGCTTTCTTTTGCAAGTTCCTGCAAACCCTCTTTAATTGCCTGTAAACCACTTTGCAACACTTTATAAATAAGCAAACCTGCAATGGCTTGCTTAATGCGTTTTAGAGATTTCCCTAAAAGTCCCATTTGATTATTGGTTTTCTTGGTATGGGTAACAAGATTTTTTAAATGTGTGCCAAAACTTTTTATACCCTTAATTGCTGAACCTTTAAACACTCCAGAAATTTTCTGACCAAGCCCTCTTATAGCTGTGCCAAACCGCTGAAAGATTTGTGAAACACTTGCAGTTTGCTTTGAAGTAGTTTTTTCTTTCTGCTGAGTTTCACTAAGCTTTGATTTATAAACATCAAGTTTTCCGCAAAGCTGACTAAGTTTTGCTTGTTTTGTTGCGTATTCCTCGGTGTCTGCTCCTGTCATATTTCCTTCGGTAGCCTTTGCAATTTTCAAGTCATTTTCGTACTGCCTTAGTTCTTCGTCAGCCTTACTAATCTGCTCTTGCAAGCCTGTCCACTTACTGTCCTGTGCTAAAATGCTATCAAGGTGTTTATCATCAAAGCCTATATCAAACAAATCTGTTCGCTTGGTTTGAAAAATATTCTCCGCTTCACCCTCAAGGCTTAAAAGTTTTGCCTTGGCTTCTTCAATATTTTTTTCAAGATTTTCAATAGTCTTGCTTTTAACATTGGTGTTAGCCATTTGGTTTAATTCAGAAGTAAGTTTATTGATTTCTCTTTCAGTATCAGTAATTTTGTTTTTTAAATCAATAACCTTAGAAGATAGATTTTTCGTACCCTTAGTAAAACCGTCAGTATTAATTTTAGTATCAAAATTTAAATATCCGTCAACAGCCATATAATTCCCCCTTTCTAAATTTTGGTATAAAAATAGCGTACTCCGTTAGAAGTACGCATAAGAAAAGCCACCCTTAAAGAGTGGTTTAAATTATTCCTTTATTTCAAAGTATTTAATATTTATTTTGGGCAATGATACCTTATTATCCAGTACACTGCTATAGGAATACAATCCCTCACACTCTCCCCAAAAGGTAATAACATCATCTTCTAAGATTCTGTCATTTCCCTTTGGTATTTCCACTGTTGCATAAATTGTATTTTCCCAGTTGCCGTATTTATTTTTGGTAATATCAACTCTAAGTTCTACAGTGTCACCATTTGTAGGTTCTTGAACCTGAACTACCTGACCTGTCAGCTTATATTTATTACCCTTATATTTTTCAGGGTTTCGTGCTAAGGTTTTATAATCAATGCTTTCACATTCAGACTTATAGTCTTTTTGAGAATAGGTTGTTTCTTGCAAAGTATCATCACTATTAGATACGGAAGAATTATCATTATTTATAGCTAAATTCAAAATTCCTAAAACAATGACACAAACCGCAACTATTACCCAAAAAGTCCATTTTTTTATAAGATTGGTAAAAAAGCTTTCCAGTTTATACCAAGCTGTCATATAGCATAACCCCTCAAAATATTATACTTTCATAATATCTTATGTAACTATAAAAGTCAATATTTTTACCCAATTATACTGGTAACAAGGTCAAGCTCTGCTTGTTCTTCCGCTGTTGGCTTGTGCTTAAGGTCAACAAGTTCCTTATGGTCGTTGTAAAATTCTTTCTCCCACTTTTCAAGCTTTTTACCCTTTGCCTTTTTAGAACGAATGTTCATTACAGAAGAATAAAGTCCCTCACCCACCTCATTAAACAGCCCTAAAAAAGACCACCAATGCAAATATTCACAGCGTCTTGTTTCATAGCCTGCAACCTTGTTAACAGCAGGGAAAATAATGCTTTCGTCCTGCTCCCAATCCATAATCTTTTTTGGGGCTTTCTTTGACTTTGGCATATCTCCGCCGTCCAAAAACCACAAGGCTTTTTCTATTGCTTTTCCGTAGTCCTCAGGGATTTCCTTGTAAAGGCACTCAACACAAACCCTAGCCTTTTCATAGTCTGTAAGGTCATTATCACTGTAGGCTTGAAATATCAGCAGGGCAACACGAAAGTCCGAACGGATTTCATATTCCCTGCCCTCAACTTCAAGATTGGTAGGCAAATCACCAATCACTTTTTCACCTGTGAAGTATATTTTTCAACACGCTTGTTAGCCTGCCTTTGTGCTGTTTTAATGTCCTGTTCAACAATAGGCACTATAGCATTGAGGAAGTTTTCGTAAATGGTACTACCGCTACCGCAAACAGACAAGCAGTTAGTCACACCAAAAGCCTTGTCAGCAATTTTGTCACCAAAAATATAGTCAATTTGGGTGCGGATTTCTCTGTCTGCTTCCACAAACAGTGCGTTTGCTTCATCATCATTCTCAATGTTACGCTTTTCGTAGCCCTCGGCAACTGTCTGTATGTTATTCATTGCCTTTTTTATACGGTCTACAATGGCAATGTCACTGGTGTTAAAGGTAATTACGCAATTTTCATCACCGTTAATCACATAGCTTTTTTTGCCGTTATCAAAATTAATTATGTTCATAAATTACACTCCTATTAAGTGGAAGATTTTGCCGTAAATGTTGGCACTTTCTTTGTAATAGTTGCAGTACCCGCCTCACGATTACCGCAAAAGCTAATGTTATATGGGATATTTACACCGCCTTGGCTACCACCATAAGACTGTGGCTTAACAAAGCAATCTTCTTGCCAAGCCTTATAAGGTCCTGACTTAGTGTCCATTACCACTTCAAGAATTTTTGTCTTGCAGTCGTCACCTGTTAAGCGGTTCATTGCAATATCTCTTAGCTTTTCGTAAATGTCGTCGTTTGTATCAGCATAGTAGGTTTCTGCACTTACGCTAGGTTCATAACCATTATCGTGTGTTACAGTTTCGTCCCAAATGTTCTTAACTGTTTCAGTGTCGGGGTTAAGCTCCACTGACATATCTTCAATATCCTTACCAATCAAGAACCACTTGGGCGTGTTACTGCCCATTGTAGTATCAATATAGTGTAATAGGTAGCTTCTTTTGAGCTTGCCTACGCCTGTGCTTGCACCTGTTGATTCTGTTTCTGTTGTTGCCATAATAATTTCCTCTCTTTCTAAATATCAATTTTATAGTCTGCGGTGATTTGTAATTGATAAAGTACACCGCTGTTTAAATTGTCCTCAGGAATACTGTAAAGCATACCGTTTGCACAAGTCAGCTTTAACAGTTCCCCCGTGAGTTCTTCTTCACCAACAATTACGGTTATTTCCTGCCCCTGCACCTTGCTTTCAAGATAAAGTTGTAAGTCAAGTATTGTGCCACTGTTAGCCAAACGGTCATAATCTGACTGGCTTTGATACACTGCATATAAAATAAAATTGTGTTGGCGTATTTGGTTGCCTAACACATCTTCTTTTATAAGTCTGTCCCCTGTGGGGGCTAAGCCGTAGCTTGTTGGGGTTTCTTCTGTAAAGTCAATATGCACATCATTGCACACCGCTTGTATTTGGGGATAGTTTTGCAAAATATCCCTTACAAGCTCAATTATATTCATTTCACCTTACCTCCTGCAATTTTGCTTGCACCTTTAAGAATGGCTTTCTTGTTATCTGCTTTCATTCGCTCAAACCACATTTTACCTGCCTTTGGGTGTCTTGTTGTATTGTAGTTTAAATCCCTATCAGTAAGTACCTTGCTTTCACCACTTTTGGCATAGGAAGAACCTGTTGAGGGTGACACCATTAACTTGCCATAGTACAAGTACCTTGCATAAGGGGTGTATTGTTTAATTTTACCACTGCCTATTTCAGTATTAAGCATAGGGGATTTAAACAAGATACCGTTTTTCATAGGTGTGTATGGTATCATTCTTTCTATACACTCACGGTCAACAAACTTTTGAGCTTTTACAAACTGTTCTGTTTTCAGGTTGCTAAAATTACTTGCCCACCGTAAATCTAAGTAGCCGTTAGGGGTGTTAATACTTTTGTTAGGTGGCTGACTAATCTTCATAACCTCACCTACCTTGCAGACACTTTAATGTGTTGCATATTTTTACCACCATATAACTTGTAGTCAACGGAAGTAACTGTGTGAAAGGTATACTTCTGTCTAAATGCTTTCATACACTCCGACACTGTAGCAAGACTTGTATTGTCAAAAACAAAGTCACAATTGCCCTTAACAAGCATATCCTTTGTTGTGTTATGCGGTATCACTTCAACAGCAGGATAAACAGGAGGAAGCACCATTGCAGAGGGCGTTATGTACATATCCTCTGCATAGATATAAACCGTCAAGCTGTCTGCATTTTGCAATCCGCTTTTCAGTACATTTTTAGCCTTGTTTTCCTGCCAATGGCAAGAACCAATATAAAACCTATCAAAGCCTATCCCATTTGACCTGTACAGTGTGCAACCTGTTTCACCCCTTATCATATACACCTCTATACAAAAGCCCTGTATTAGCTAAATATAAGGACAATACAGACTTTATGCTTTGATTAAGATTTTGTTTCCTTGTTTCTGTGCTTTCGTAGCTTTTTGACATATCCCCCACACTCTCAGAAGTAATGCCGTTGCTACTTTCCGCATTGTCATAGTTATAAAGCAATTCTGCCAATTCACAAGCACACATTTTGACACATTCGGGAATTTCCCCCTTAATGTTGCCAAAGGTGTGCTGTGTAATAATACCAGTGGCTTTTCTTGCGTAAAAAGCAAAAGAAGCGGTGTCAATGACCGCTTTTCGTCCTAAAAGGTATTCATTTTTATAAAAATCATAATCCGCAAAAACGGTCATTTATATCACCCCTTTATGAGCTTGATTTTGGTGCTGTGTGGCAGTAAATGCCTGAACGCTTGTTTTCATAACCCTTAGAAATACCAACAATTCTATAGCCAAAGCCCCAAGCGTCAGCGTCAGGGTTAACCTCAGGGGCAATAACCTTAGGGGACTGGTGCTTTGTATACTGAATAACGGCAGGCTTATGGATGATTTCAAAGTTAATGTCTAATGCGTCACTTGCCTTCTTGTAACCACCCTTTTCCTGTCCACCTGTCTTACCGTCGTTAAGAGTAAGTTTGGTAGCAAGTCTTGAAGAAGGTGTAGGGAAAATCTGTGCAAATCTTTCAAGGACTTGTCTTGACTTTGTTGTGTCCATATCCTGAATAAGTCCATAAAGGTCGTTACGGATGTAAAGGTATCTTTCCTCCTGTGGTACTTCGTCGTCGTCCATTTTTGCTGTGCCTGCTCGCAGTGCTTTAATAACTGCGTCACCTGTTGAAAGTGTTACGGATGCAGTGCCAATGTTGTCAAGGCTTGCATACCTTGAAAGTCTTACGGCGTCAAGCTCAGGTACAACCTTTGTACGGATAAATTCCCCTGAAAGTCTACCAAAGGCAATACCTGCGGTTTCTTCGTTATCAAGGGTATCAACTGTAAACTTTCTACCTCTGTCATAGTCACAAGCTACGGTCTGATTTGTAAGAGTTACATCACCGTCAACATAACCGCTGTTACGGCTATAGTCTGCAAGTCCGTCCATTTCAATCATCGGAATAACAAGCTCGTTTGCGTTTGCTCCCTGTTGTACAAGCTCAGGAGAGCCGTCCAGTACAGATGTAAGGGAAGCGTTCTTATACACTTCATCAAGAAGTGGAACATACTGTTTAAATAATGCAATATTATTTGCCATAAAATTTTACCTCATTTCTTTATTGTTTTTTATTCGTCTTTAAGTCCCATAGCGTGCCTAACTGCTGAAAGTGGGCTTGGCTGTGGGCTTCCTTTCCCTGTATCTCCTACAGGGTTTTTAAAAGGTTCATTTGATGTAAACATATAGTCGTTTTCCGACTTAATTTCATCAAGAGCCTTGCTTATGTCGTCTGCTTGATTTTTACTTGTTTTAAGGGTATCAAGGTCAAGCAGAGCCTTAACCGCCTTAATGTTCCTTGCACCGCTTTTTGTAATAGCACCCTCAAGGACAGAATTAAACTCCATATCAGCAATTTTGTTTTGATATTCTGTGTCCTTTTTCTCTAGGTCAGCCGTTAAGGTAGTAATTCTTGTGTTAAGCTCGTCAACATTAACACCCTCAAATTCCTTTAGGCTTGCTTTTGCGGTTTCAAGCTGATTTTTAAAGTTATCCCTAGCGGTTGTGATTTTCTCAACCTCTGCAACTGTCTTGTAGTTAGCATTGATAGCTTTGTCAAAATCGGCTTTGTTTTCTTCGGGGATTTCAATGTTGAAGTCCCCTAGAATTGTGTAAATGTTCTTCATATTATTTCCTTTCTGCATTGTTTTATATCCCGTTTTGCCTACGGCTGAAAGTAAGTCGGATATACCTCCGACAAGGTAATTAGGTATAAAAAAACACCCTGAAAACAGAGTGTAGTTTAACAATATTAATTGGCTCTATCTCTTAAAATACCAATGTTTGTTTTAAGCTCTATAACCTATTCACCGATGTCCCCACCTCTTAGACGGTGGGGAACATACAGTCATTCAGTGGGAAAAGTTCCTCACTGAATTCCTGAGGAGCTAAAGCTCCTACGGTGAGGTTGCCTCGTCGCAGCCGATATTAAGCAAGCTTATATCGGGCTTTGCTCCGAGTTAAATCAAGTGCTTATAAAACTTAATTTGCTTGTTTATGCTCATTTTTTCAAAGGCTGACTTGGTAGCAGAAAAACGCTTTTGTTCCTTTGCAATAAGCCTTTCATAACGCTTAATATCTTCTTCGTAGTCCTCTGCCATTGCGATATAGTCCATATTCATCACCTTCTTTGGTATAAAAATAGCACCCTGCATTTGAGCAAAGTGCTAATAAATAAAAAATAACATCAATCAAATATATTAAATAGCATAAGGCTTTTTACTGCCATTATTAATAATTTGTTGCTTTTTTTCAAAAGCAAGTGTTTCAAGTCGCTTTATTTCGGCATTTTTTTCCTCTTTTGACATCTTCTTAATATCATCAGAAATTATCACCCTATCATCAATAAAATATTCTTTTTCAGCCATTGTAAACAACCTCCTCAAAGTCAATTAAATGATTTTCTTTTATTTTTTCAAGTGCTTTAATCTGTGCGTCAAATTCTTCGTATTCAGCGTCAAGAAAATCGCTAATGTATAAATCATACAATTTTTTGCTTACCTCTTGTTCAGCAGTATATTTAAAAATTTTGCCATTATGACAGGCTATAAAACCCTCTTTATACCCATTTTTGTAACAAGAATTAAAATCATCTATACTCGGTGGCATACTGCTTGGGTGTGTATGAAGAGTTACGATATTCGTATTATTTCTTATTGCTTTTTTTATTTTGTCGGTGTATAAAATTGCTCTCTCTTCTGTACTATCAGTAACAGAAAAAATCACTTTTCCTGTATTACTATCAATCCAGTACATATCTTCAAATATCGTCCCACTTCTGTGCTTCAATGCCTTTTTAGCACTGTCATAAAGTGTTTTATTCACCTCAGAATTATCTGTGGCATTATCAAATTTTCGGCGATAATTACCGCTGTCAATATAAGTTTTATCAACAAGCGTATTTTTATTCCTACCATACCGTTGATTTTCTAAAGCCACACTACCACTTCCCATATCCATTATACCACTTTCAGAAGATTTTTCAACAGTTTTAAGAGGCATTTTTGTATTAGATGTACTTTTATATTTTCCAACGCCAATGTTGCCTAAGCCGTCAACGGTAACCCTTTCACGCTGTTGTGGTAGATTCATAGCTTTTGAAAATCTTGCATATTCGGAAGAAGTGCCACGGTATTTCACCCTTTCGGCTATTATGTCGTCCTCACTTGCTCCGCCCTCTTGCAGTAGCTTTATTTTCTGTCGCTGTGCACGCATTGTGGTTTCAAGTCTGCGTTGTTTTTGCAAGGCTTCATACTTGGTGTACTGCTTGCCGTTATACTCCTTAGGCGTGTTCTCCTCTTTGTTCATACGGTCAAGCTCTTCATCAGTGTAATTGCGTTTGGAAAGTCCCATAAAAAAAGGACTGTAAGAATGATAGCAGTTAGCACCGCAAAGCCCTGTTACTTCACCTAATCCACAAACACTTTCAAGCTGTTCTTTAGTGTAAACTCTACCTTGCCACTCTTGGTGTGACGGTCTTGCTCCACCGTGATAACTGACTTCAAAATATTCTGTCCCCAGTTCCTCGGCGTTATCCTCATTGACTTTTGCTACAACCTGATTAAAGCCTGTCATAATCGCCCTGCGTGAAGCCACTTCAATTCTGTTGCTCCAACCGCTTGCATAATCAACACTACGCAAACCGCTGTTTGTCATTTCACTTACCACTCGTTTTAGCACTGTGTTATAGGCAAATACACCTGTTGCAATGTCCATTAACCCTCCGTCAAGGGTATCTTGATAATACTTTGCAACAGGCTTGAAAGTCAGCTTGCCGTTAGGCTGTTTAATAGCAAAGCCTAAAGACTGGGTTATATTACGGCACTGTTCCTTAGTCTGATTTTTAACTGCGGTTACAAGCTGTTGTAACTCCTCGTTATCATCATAAGAAATAAATTCCTGACCCATTGCAGTATATAGTTCTTCATTCCTTGCATAGCCTTTCGGCAAGACTTCATCATACATATTGTCAATTTCTTGGTCGGACAAATCAAGAGCCTTTTGGATTTCTTCCTTTATTTCTTCCTTGCTTTTACCTAACTCATAAAGCCTTTGTATCTGCCAATCTGTAGCCCTTGTAATGTCCCCACCGTTGTCTTTCAGTTTACGGACTATATCAGCCATAATACGGCTTTCCATATCCCTAAAAGTCTTTTCAAGGTTCAATGGGATTGCTTCTATTTCATTGGGAGTAAACATTACTTTTTACCGCCTAATGTGCAAATATATGCCACTGTAATGCAAATAATGCTTGTTATAATAATAGCTGTCATTCCAACACATCCCCACTTTCAGGAAGATTTTTAACGGCTGTTTCTATGTCCTCACCGTACCACTTCGCTCTGTATTCCTCTTTACGCATTATACCCATATTCATATCTTGCATATCCTGTCTGCGTTCTGCTTCGTCGTCTGCAAGAATACTGTCTTTAAAGGTACAAGCAAACTTGTAATTACTTGTTGCCAAAGAGTTATAAAAAGCAAGTGCATACACTAAGTCGTCAAGACAGGCTTTCAAGTTATTCTGTATCGCTGTTACTGTGTTAAACTTTCTGTCCTTGGCTGACTTGATTTCCGTTGCTGTCTTGGCAACTGTCGCAGGGTTGCTTAAATCTCCGTAAGCTAAACCCACTTGGAATTCAATTGCCCTTTTGTATTCTTCAAGCCCTGCGATAATGTCGCTTTGTCTAAGCTGTGGAGAAAACTCCTTGAAGAAGTCACCACTTGTTCCACCGTCAACATCAACAGTTCTAAATAATCTTTCTTTTAGCTTAGCAACTCTGCCCTTGCCACTTTTTAATACGGTTTCATCCGCATAAATAGCACGCTCGCCACTTTCAAATTCCCAGTCCAATCTACCAAACTGTATGTCAGCCTTTTTAATTGTGTCTATAGCAGAATTAAACACCGACACACCGCAATGGCTACCATCAATATCGTTCTTTATTGGGTTTCTGTAATAGCCAAAAGCTTGACGCTTCATCAGTGGGTAGTTTACATAAGTCAACAAGTCCACCCATTCTTCAACACTTTCAAGGGGGATTTCTCGCCCTAGGCTGTTTGCACTGCTTGACATATAAGCTCTGTTGGTAATAGTAAGCCCATTTACCTCGTCAAGTTCGTGGTATTCAAGGCGTGTAAAGTAGTTGTCACCAATCTTTTTAAATTCAGGGAAAATAACCTTTAATAACTTTCCTTCTGCGTCAAATTCAACAGGTATAAAAGCATTGGCAGAAACATACTGCACCTTATCAGCACCCAAGGGCTTTATAACCATTGCACCTGTTGCAAGACCTTCCTGTAAGTGCATATTAATATTATTTGTCGCCTTGTTAAAAAGGTCATTTAACCTGTCGTTGGTAACGCTTGCTGTCATTTCATTTAACACAATGTTTGCAAATTCTCTTGTTATAGATTGTTCAAGTCTAAGGCTCTGCACGCCCTTTTCTTCGTTAACCCATTTTGCATTACCGCAGTAATTACCATACCATTCTTCAATAGTTCTTAACATGACCTCAGTTAACGCAATTTTAATGTTCAAAGCTGACTTAATATCTCTAATCGGGAACATTCTTCTCCACACTCCTTTCACAAAATTAATTAAACCCATTTCACACCGCCTTTATGTAGCGTTTTATATCTCGCTCAAATGTATATTCAAAAGCGTCCAACGTATCAATATCCGTTGAGCCGTCGTCAAGCCTTACATCTTTTAATTGTTTGCTGTTCCATACGGCTTCTTGTAATGCTGTTTTCAACGTTTTACAATTATCCGTATAAAATAATCGCCCTGCACCAATTAGCCTGTTACACGCCCGTATGCGGTCATTTATAAAGTCCTTTCTTGCACCTCGTACAATGACATTTGGGAAAAGCTTTTCAAAGGCTCGTTTAAGTCCTCGTCCTAATACTGTTTCCGCATTATCAAAATAAACCTTGTACACATTGCCATACAAATCAAAAACAGACTGTGCAAAATCAAGAACAAGTCTGTCTATATCGTTACTATCGTAGTCCCCAAAATGACGCTCACTTTTTAGGGCGACTAAGTATTTATAATCGTCAACATTAGCAGTGGCAACAAAGCTATGCCCCGAACCATTACCGCCAAAGTCAACACCAATTGTTATATTATCAAGCTGTGATGTCAAAAACTGCTTTTTACCGTTGTCAGTATGTTTATTGACTACCTCACAATAATACGCCTTTGGGTTGTCCGCAAACTTTCGGTAAATAGCACCCTCAGCACGAACCCATTTACCTTTAATGTATCTGTCATAGTAAACAGTACCTTCATATTCATTACAAAGGTTCTCTATAAAATCCTTTGTTAAATACTCATTGTCAAATATGGTATATTCTTGCAAGTAAATATCAGCGTCACTGTCTATAAACTTTTTAAGCCAGTGTGTAGGGTGTTCGGGGTTTAAAGCACCGTCAAAACAACTATAGGGCTTATCCAAACGGGACTTAAGCATATTAAAAACCTCTTCGTTCCACTTTGCCACCTCGTCACCGTAAACATACTTGGCACTTGCACCCTGAATTTTAGCAACTTGACTAACCTTTTCAGCACCTAGGCAGTAAACAGGTTCACCGCACACAATAGCAATATTGCGGTTGTTAATTGTACCAACTATATCTTTACCGTAGCGTTCCCTCATAGGTTCAAGCACATTTCTTTCAATAGTTTCCTTGCTTACCCCTATAATCATACAAAGTCCTGCCTTGCCTGCTCTCTCCCTTATTCGCATAGGGATAACAGCAGTAACATCAACAAAGGACTTGCCTGAACGCACCGCACCGCTTTTAATGTTCCAACGGTGGTTTGCATTTGCAATATATTCCTTTTGTTTCTTTGTATATCCCATATTATTTTTCCTTTGCAGAATTTTCAGCGTCATTTTTAATCTCTTTAAGAATATTATCAAGGCGTTCAAGTGCTTCTAAGTTGGTGTCCTCTCTCTGCTTATCTCTCCACTTGTCAGGGCGTCTGTTCTTAAGCCAAAAGATTTGTGCTGTTGTGTTGCCCTCTAAGGCAGTTTCAAACAAAGCATTTTCAACTTGGTAATCTGCAACCTCTTTGCCTTTTTTTAGGGCATTACAAATCTTACTATACTTATTTTTCCAATCATATAAAGTCTTTGTACTTATTCCCATATTCTTTGCAATCTGTTCATCAGTCAAGCCGTCCCTTGCCCAACCCTCAAGCAATATCAAATTTTCTTTTTCAAGCCACTTTTTGTACTTACCCTTTGCCACAACACCACCTCTCTTTTATCTAATTATCCGTATAAAAAAAGTACCATACCATTTTTTGGTACAGCACTTTTTTTGAAAGAAGTTTACAAGACAAATCACAAGTTGAACAATGTGTGACGGTTGCTACTGCTCAACCCATTAAAAACAGTAGCCAACCGCCCCCTCAAAGTTCGGTTAAAAGAGAACGGATAAGATGTTCGCTGTCTTTCCGTCAGTCTTTTATGATATAACTATACCACTTAATTTACTGACATTCACTGACACATTCAATAAAGCTTGCCCATGTATTCTGTAAATTTGCCTGTCACTGTAATTCATTTCCTCACCTATGCCTTTGATATATTCACCTGTTTTTGTGTTGTAGTGGCTTTCCCAGTCTTGATAAAGCAAATATCTTCTCTCTAATACTTCACGCTGTACATAATCAGGGACACTTGCTATTGCTTTTTCAATTTCAAGTCGTGCATTAATAAGGCTATCAATAAGTTTATTTGCTTTAGTTTCGTACTCAATAACTTTTTCAAGTGTTTCTCCGATAGTATCATCATTGTGAGATTTGCCACCACCAATCGGGTCAAGCTGTACACTTTTACCGTAAAGGCTTGCTCTAAGCTTGTCAGCTTTTGCAATAGTCATGTTGATTCTACGATCAATTATGTATGCTTGACTTAAAAATTCTTTTACCGTCAATGTATCTTTCCCTCTCTTTCCATATAGATATATTTGTACACTTTTTTCATATTCTTTTTGCGTGCTCTATAGGTTTTGGCGTGTAAAGCTAGGTGTACTGTTTTAGGTATATCGTCTTTGCATATTCCGCAAACAACCCTTTCAATACTTTTTGCTAATACTGTAGCTGTTTTAGCTACCATTCTTTAAGCTGTTGCCATTTTATAGTCGATTTGAGGAGCACATTCACTATCATTCATTAAATTACTGCCTTTCCCTTTCAGGTAATCAATCACCACTGTTTCAAACTCCTGCCGTTCATTGTCACTTAACGGACACCAATGCGGGATATTGTGCTTGTCCTTGTACCTAAAGTAGAGCTTGTTAATTAGCCTATGCCTAAGGTTCAGCACATACCCGTACTTGTTAGGATGGCAAAATAGTGGTTGTTCATCTTGCTCATTTATCATTCAACATTCTCCAAAATCCACACTTTGAATTATCCTTGTCATACAATGCACAATCAGCCTTGCAAGATCTTGAGCTAAAAGGGCAAATAGCTTGTTTCGGTTTTAGCTTGCTCTCCTTTACCTCTCCAAGCACACAAATGTCCATACTGCAATCTTCGCCTTTTCGTGCCACACAAGGCAAATGTAAATTAATACACTTCATACTTCACCTCAATCAAACATTGAAAAGCTTTCCAGTTGGTCAATGCCATAGGAAGCTTTTGTTTCGGTCTTAACAGGCTGATATTTTTTGCCGGTCTGATTTTCTGTGATTTGCCACCTGTCGGCTAAGGCTGTCCAGTCTGTTATGGGTTGTCCTTTGTAACTCCAACCAAGGGATTGGTAATGGCAGAAAAATTTTTTGCTGTCAAAGGTGTAACCCTTCTCCTGACAATAAGAAATTATTTCTTCAATTTTTGGTGTAGCGGTTGCTGTAGTACTACTACTCTGTATTGTTTTTATCTGTTTTGTTTTATCTGTCTTGTTTTGGGGGTCATTTTCGTACGGACTTTTGGGCAAATTTGACCCCCCTTCTGTGCAAAATTGACCCGTCATTTTTGACCCCCCTCGGGTCATTTTTGACCTGTCATTTTTGACCCCCTCGACACTGTTTTGAGGGGTCATTTTTGAACACTCAATATCAGCTTTTAAGGGGTCATTTTTGAACACCCAATCGGCATAATTTTTGTTAACACTTAGTTCTTTAATAGAATTAACATTAGTATTTTTTTGGCAAATAACACCTTGTTTTAAAAGACTTCTTACTGCCCTTCTTACACTATCTATTGGCTTATGTGTACCGGTTGATATGTATTTGTAGGATAAACAACGGCTCTTTTTGTTGTAGCCGTAGGTTTGATATATGATAAAAAGTACAACCTTTAATTCTGTTGCATTTAAATCTGATTGAATTAAAGCCATTGCCAGTTCATTTGCCAACCGTAAATATCCATTCTCAAGCTATGGATTAGCCATTGTTGTTACCCTCGCTAAGTAATTCGATAATTCTATGCCCTGTTTCTGCCTTGTTACAAAACATAAATTTAGTGTTATAAGTCTTTTCCATAGTGGATAGTATCTTATATAGTCTTTCCCCTGATACCGCCATTGGGGACTTTTTCAGCCTTGGATTTTGCCAATTTTTAACATCATCAAGGCACTTTATACCATTACCATGTTCAATAAGGAACACAAGTTTTATACCGTACTTCTGCGCTCTTATAAGTTCAGCTTTAAACCGTTTATGGTCTTGACACACATTTCCACATACCTCCAGTAAGTCTTTTTTGCGGTCAATTGCAAAGCGTGCATTGTCAAGGCTCATATAGTCACCAACAGGCAATTTTGATATAAAATATGTAACATTATGTATGTCAAATACTGTTTTAATCAGCTTTGTTGCTGTTGGCTTTTCTCTGCTATCTATCTGAATAGTAATAATTATCACTCCCTAAAATGGTAAATCATCATCTATTGGCAATTCACCCGTTGTTATAAGTGCAGGTTGTGTCTGAACAGGAGTAGGTGCAGGATTGCTATTATACTGCTGAGCCTTTCCCTGTGGAAACTCGACCCTTTCTGCCACCACTTCATAAAAGGTTCGGTTACTTCCGTTAGTGTCAACATAATTGTTGCTTTCAAGCCGTCCTGACAGAACAATTCCATCACCTTTGTTAAAATACTGATTTATAAACACGGCTGTTTTTTGCCAAGCCTTGCAAGGAATAAAGTCAGCTTTTTTCTCCTCTCCCTGCTTTGTGTAGGCTCTGTTAACAGCAATTGTAAACTGCATATATTCTGTACCCTGAGAGGTCACTTTTATTTCAGAGGCTTTTGTAAGCCTCCCTGCTAAAATAATATTATTCAAAATCTAATGCTCCTATCTGCACTGGTTCTTTAAGTATCTTTGTCATTTTACAGTAATCACAATGCTCGCACCTTTCAGGCTCAATAAGTCCGTGCTTTATTGCGTCAAAAAATTGAACATCTCTTTTAAACTTATTTAGTTCCAAATCAAGATATTCTTGTGACACTTGCACAATGCTTATATCTGTTACCTTTTCTTTTGTTGCCGCCGCAAGGAAGAAAGGTAATGTTTTTCCTGTGTTCTGTCGTACAATTTCCTGATATACTGCACCCTGCAAATCGTACTGCCAAGCCTCAACCCAATTAAGTCTACCCTGTTCTTCTTTGTAAATGTCTTTAAAATCTTTCATAACCTTTAAATCTACTATCTTATCAGGGTGGTAGCTGTCAATTTTGATTTTTATAGGCACACCTTCAATTTCACCGGTCATAATTACTTGTTTTTCACCACTCATATATTCCATAAATAAGTCGTCCTGCTCAACACGATTAATAATTTCATCAGCCTGCCTATAGTTAGATTTAAGGTCACCTGACTTGGTAAAAATTTCAGGGTTTTTTGCCTTAAATAAGTCAAGAGTACCCTCAAAATGAGCGTCAACATATGAGCCTACCAACAGTGAAACACTCTTTTCTCTTGTGAAATTGCCAGTAACTTCCGCAAGAGCGGAAGCCTGACATTCTTCAAAAGCCTTAAACTGGGACACACCCATATACTTCATTTGATTTTCAAGGCTAAAATAATTTTCATTATTCAGTGGCATTTTCTAACATCTCCTTTGCTTTTGTTGCACATTCTGAGCACAAACTCTGTCCGTATTTTTTCTTGGTGTACTGTGATGTTTGCTCAGCTGTCATTCTACCAACAGGCTGAATATTGTTGCCACAGTTTTCACATTTAATTACTGTAGGTTGCTGAACCTGAGGAAGTTTTTTTCTAACCCTTAATGCGTCTACAATGTCACCAAATGCCTTGATTTTTTCAGTACCTATCTGAATTTGTCTGCCTGACCAATCTTCAATATAAGGAGTGCCAAACAGCTTTGTAATTGTTTTCATATTGGTAGCATTAAGTATCATAGGCTTTGCATTTTCTTTAAAATGACAAACAACACAATCATCTTTTTTGCCGTCTGTACCTGTTACCTTTTCTTCTTTTATGTAATCAATAGTAAGGATAAGATCCTGACCGTTTTCAATTGAATAAGCACCTAAATAATTAGGATTGGTAAGTTTTTTCCAATGTGTCATTTTTTGCACCTCACAGTTCCGTTACAATTAGTTCATCATCATTTGTGGTGCGAGTAGCAATAAACTGTAAACCCTTTTCCTTGCACTTAGCATACAGTTTGTTTCTGCTGTTATCGTCCAATTTCTCGGCACCGTCAATAAGAATAATCTGCAAGCCACTTGGATTGTGAATTGCAATATCAACACAAAGTTCAAGAAGTTCACCGTCAGAGCGGTTAGAAATTGGAAGTCCATTGATAAGAGGGATTCCATCAACTACTGATAGACCTTCAACAGGTAATGTTGCTGTTGCAAGGATTTCTCCCGGAAGATTTCTTGCAAGTTCAATTTTTTCTGTATAGCTGTCAGATACAGTCGTTAACTTTGCGACTTCGTCTTGCATTGTCTGCATTCTCAAATATTCGTTAAGGTGTTTCATCATAGCTTCCGCTTCATTGATTTCATTCTGCAAATCATCAACAGGGGTGATTTCAAGATTTATGAATTTTTCAGCAACACCAATGTCTGCGTCAAGTTTTGCTTTTGCCTTTTCAAAGTCTGCCTGAGCCACTTTCACCTTATCCTGTAACTTATCATCAAGTGTTAATAATCGTTCCTGTGAAGCCTTAATTTCAGCCTTAAGGCGTGAGATTGTAGAGTTCAGGTTATCACGCTCCATATTAATAGCCTTTTCAGCAGAGGAAACAGCAATCTCTCTTTCTGCTTCAAGACCTCTTAATTTATTGTTATAACTATCCTTAAAAACTTTGGCTCTTTCAATTTTGTTATTTCTGTCTTTAATTGACATAAGCTGTGTATACTTTGCAGATAGGTCATAGTTTTTCCATTTTTCAGCTTGGTAACCTTCGGGAATATCCTTTGCTATGTCGTGAATAAAGGCTGTTTTATTTCTAATGTCACGATTCACATCCTGCCGACTTTGAAAATAAACACCATTGTCCGATTGAATGTCATTAAGCACCTGAAGAATATTTTGATTATAGTCAACACCGGCAGGAATTTCACCAAACTTGTCCCTTATCCAGTTCATATCCCACTGAAAGTCTATAAGGTCAAGAATTGCTCTGTTCTGTTCTTGCTTTGTCATTTGAGTAAACTCAACAGGGTTTAACTGTAATGGGGTAATGATAGTTTTCAGAAAAGTTTCAGGCTTTGTGACCCTGTTTCCATTCTCCTTAACAGAAACGACATCAGACTTATTTGTTCTTGCTCTGCGGTCAACTGTAAGTCCTGAATCAGTTTCAATAATGATTTCACCTTCTGTTGAACCGTCCTTAACAATCCAATCACGGTTTGATGAATTGGTAAGTGCATATCGAATTGCGTCCAATACAGAAGTTTTACCTGCACCCTTTCTGCCTGTAATTTCTATACTCTGACCGTTAATCTCCTGTTCGGAAATACCAAACAGTGATTTAATTGTAATTTTTGATGTTCTCATTTTTATAACTCCTTTACTTTATTATCTCCGCCCAAAGGATTTCAGGCTTGCCTTTTTTCACCCTATGCTTGTCTATTGCCTCAGCCACCTTGCCACCAATGCAAAGCAAAAACGGCAACGCAATGCACATTATTATTGCACTAATCATTGTTTTGCCTTTCTGCAAGTATTTTGCCGTAAATTCCACATTCAGAGAGTGGTACTTCTCTTAACACTTTAATTTTGCTTGTCCTAACTTTGCCATTGCTACTTTTAGGTAAAACAATATCATCTATTTCAGTTTCCACTTCAAGTATGGCAAGATTTTTCCAATCACAGCCAAATTCAAGAGCAAATTGTAATGTACTAATATGGATACCCTCACCACAGTTCTCCGTAATATCTGTACAGATATTTTCGCCTTTAAATTCACCTATTTTATATGTAAAATCCGGGTTAAAGTCAGATTGATACTCATTTTCCACTTTATGTACAGCCTTATAAAATATTGCTCGTTTTTTATCGTGTTTAATACCATAAAAATCCATAAATTCGTGGATATTGCGAGGATAGAACACAGTGCGTGCATTACCAAAAATTTGTATTTTTGCACCCTGTAAGCAATCAACAACTTGAACATTTCCCCTAGCCACAACAGAGGAGTTTTCCCTAGCCACAACAGAGGAGTTTTCCCTAGCCACAACAGAGGAGTTTCCCCTAGCCACAACAGAGGAGTTTTCCCAAGCCACAACAGAGGAGTTTCCCCTAGCCACAACAGAGGAGTTTTCCCAAGCCACAACAGAGGAGTTTCCCCAAGCCTCAACAGAGGAGTTTCCCCTAGCCACAACAGAGGAGTTTCCCCAAGCCACAACAGAGGAGTTTCCCCAAGCCTCAACAGAGGAGTTTCCCCAAGCCACAACAGAGGAGTTTCCCCTAGCCACAACAGAGGAGTTTCCCCTAGCCTCAACAGAGGAGTTTCCCCAAGCCACAACAGAATATTTATATTTATCTCTTACAATTGCGGGTGTAAAATAAGTCCCAAATTCAATATAGATTTTTTCGTTTGTATCAACTGGTATTGCGTCCAGTTCTTTTTGTGATTTTACTGTAATACTCATAATTACTCCTTGATTTTTCACGCTCTATTTGCTACAATAGATTTAAGATATTTTTGTTTTGTCCGTAGTGGAATTGCCGTTCCTCTGCGGACTTTTTCTTTTTCGTAATCAATACCGCCACCCCCTACGCCTTGGCTTTTCAAATCTGTTTGAGTTACAATAAACCAAGTATTCCTCAAACAATCCGTTGTCTTTAATCAATTCAATTAAAGGCTCGCTGCGTTTTGATGACAGGTTAAAGGCTTTCTGAAACAGGCTGTTTTTAAGCTGTTTAAGCTCCATTCTCGCTTGTGTATCGTCTATGGTTGCCACCGGAATCACCTCCTAACTCACCTTATTTGTTTTGCCCCACAAAGCAGATTCAGGGTGGTCGTTAATATAATTACTCATACGCTCACCTACATTCTTAAGCATTTGCTCCTTAACCTTAACAGCTTCCGTCA